ATCTCAAGACAGTATGTGCGAACTGTCAGAGAGTCCTGCATAAAGAGGGCGTTCGCTGGAAGCAAGGGGACCTTGTACCAGACCTTTAACCTGTGCAAACAAATCTTCAATACTTCCATTATTATCAAAGACATGATCAAAGTTAGTGCCCACCCAAGCAGTTTCGCTGGCGTGAATCTTTTGTTCATCTAACCAGGTTTTAGCGTTACTTTTTCCACGGTTAGCCTGCAGGGCAATATCGTACCAATGAGGGCGGATGCCTCGCTCAACGCAGACAATTTTGCCACCAGCTTCTTTAATTGACTTAATTTCGTTAGGGAATCGGCAGTCTGAAATGACGATGTCGTCTCGGCTGTTACGTAGCTTATTTTCTAAGGCAGCAATCCAGATATCATCGTGGAAGCCCTTTCTGCATACTTCTGTGCCCCAGTATTGTAGAACCCAACGCGGAGTTAAGTTAGGCATATTTAGGCGCTCTGACCACCACGGATCTACTTGTTCTCGCCATTCACGGGCTGATGTAGTGCGGCCCTCTAGCATTGTTCTGTCCCACCCAAATACTTGGGCAACTGCATCTTTTAAACTGTTGGCAAAACTTTCACGCCTAAAACCATGAAAATTAGTAAGGTAATCTGCAACTGTATCTTTACCACTACCAATAAACCCGCACACACCTATGATCATAAGAACCCCCGTAATTTCTGCTATTATATAACAGATTCGTTACAGGGGTCAATAATTTATTAGCCAATTACGAAAGTTAGAGGTGTTCCGCCTGGTACCATTTCGTTAATTTCTTTTTCTAATTTTTCAACTTCTTCTTTACCAGCTGCCTGCAATGCTGTACCGTTTAATGTAATTGCACTGCCCGGGCCTGCGATGCTGCCAAACTTTGAACGTGCTTCTCCCAACATTAGTTTACAAACTGCTAGACTGTAATCATACAACCACTGTTTGGCGTATATATCTTGCAATAACACAAAATCTGGTCTAAAATTGTGTGTTCTTAACATAATTTGCTCTTGGGTGGCAAAGGGTCTTTGTAGGATTGTGAGTATGTGGCTGGTAGGCTTCCACTTGAATTCTATGTAGCTACCAAACATTTTCCCCACTAATTTTTGATATCCAGAGTACAACTCATAAGTTGCAAGGCCGCCCATCATACTTGAACTTAGTAAGTAGGTGTTAGTGTAGGCCAAATTAAAAGGCTCAAACAGCGATCCGCCAGCACCCATACCGCTTCTACTACCAATTGCTCTACGGAAGACACTTTGTACTTCAATTACTTCGTCAGGGAGTCTGTATTCGTTAACATCTTGCTGGAGTTCTAAGAACATATAGCTTTCTTCAACGGCATTACTGCTTCTCTGTCTAAGTTTACTAAGCGCCCGGTTTAGTGCAGTTTCGTAATGAATTGGATCTAGTTCAACTTCGACCATTCCGTCACCGAGCATTGCTCGGACATAATCAAAGACTTTTTGGCGTTCTTGTTGGCTAGTTGTAGCGTTAGTATCAGGCATATTTGCTCTCCCTACATATTTAGCTGGCGATAAATATGATTATGCCACGATTATCTCTATACAAACCCGAACGAGGGCAAGACTATAAATTCATAGATCGCCAGATATCTGAAATGTTTCAGGTTGGCGGTACTGATGTGCATCTGCACAAATACTTAGGTCCTGCAAACCCTACTGAACAATCTGCAACAGCGGATCAGCCCCATTACGTTGACGGGGTTAAAGAAACAAATATTCAGGATCTATTACTATTAGAAAATAGAGATAGAAAGTATGATCCTAGTATATACAAAATTAGAGGACTATACAATGTACAAAATATTGACTTTAACCTAAGTCAGTTTGGTCTGTTTATCGACAACGACACATTGTTTATGACCGTGCATATTAATGACTTTATCAAGTACATCGGACGTAAACCTCTCAGCGGTGACGTTATAGAATTACCGCACCTACGAGACGAGTTCGCCTTAAACGATTTTGATATTAGCTTGCCAAGATACTATGTTATTGAAGACGTAGGTCGTGCAAGTGAAGGATTTTCAGCAACTTGGTATCCACACTTGTATAGATTGAAATGCAAAAAGATCACTGACAACCAGCAGTTCTCTGATATACTTGATCAGCCTGCTAAAGAAGGTAGTGATCAAACTCTACGTGACTTGTTAAGTACCGCGGCAAAAGAATTAGAAATCAACGACAGTGTGCTGTCACAGGCAGAAGCCGATGTTCCTCAAAGTGGATTTGAAACTAGACAGTACTACACTCTAGCAGTTGATCCAACAAACGGTCAACCTATCTTAGAAACAACCTCGGGGGATCCCCAACCTGGCGTTCCGAGTCGTGCTGGCTATAGCGGATATTTGTTAGGCGATGGTTATCCTCCTAATGGTCATAGTTTTGGTCACGGTATTCAATTTCCACAAGCACCTCAAGACAATGACTTTTTCCTAAGGACTGACCTATTACCAAATAGACTGTTTAAGTATGACGGAAATCGTTGGGTGAAGATTGAAGATAAAGTTAGACACACATTAACTAACACTGATACTAGACAAACTCTCAAGACTAGTTTTATTAATAATAAAAACATTACAGGAACAACTGTGGTCCAAGAAGGAGTTGAGATTCCAACAGCCAATACTATGACGATTCAAACAGCAATACCTTATACCGCTGGCATGGGCGGCAAGGTGTTTATCGATGATTCAAAAGTACAATCGGTAGTTGTTACATCCGGTACTGGCGGCAATGCACTGATTACTATGGGCGAAACTGCACCTGTTAGTAGTAATGTTCAATGGACATTGTTTAAGTCATTTATTGACGAACGTAGTTCCGTTAGCAAGGCAGTTAAACCTAAGGCAGATTTATAATGCAACATTTTTATGACGGTCAGATACGCAGATATCTGTTACAGACTATTAGAGTCTTGAGTAATTTTACAGTCAAGTACGGCGACGGACGATTGGTTAGAATTCCAGTAGTCTACGGCGACGCAGACAGACAGGCCGCATCAATTATGCGACAAAACAGTGAGAATAAAATTAACAGTGCTCCTAGGATTGCTGTCTATATTACTGGTCTTTCTTTAGATCCTAGCAGACTATCTGACTCAACATTTGTAGGTAAGGTGCATGTGAGAGAACGAGCAGTTGACGAAGAGACTGGCGACTACACTACCGGTGAAGGTGCTAACTACACCATTGAACGCCTAATGCCAACTCCCTTTAAGTTAGACATCAAGGCCGACATTTGGGCGGCCAACACTGACCAAAAATTACAGATATTAGAACAAATCCTAGTGCTGTTTAATCCAACACTAGAACTACAAACAACTGACAACTACGTTGACTGGTCAAGTTTAAGCGTACTGGAAATTAAAGATCTAGCTTGGAGTTCTCGTAGTGTTCCTGTTGGAGCCGACAGTCCTATTGACATTGCTACTATAACATTTACTACTCCAATATGGATTAATCCTCCTGTAAAAATCAAACAACTTGGTATTATTACACAAATCATTACCAGCTTGCACGAAGGTATTAGTACGCCAGAGGCGTCTTACATTGACGGGTTAGGAACTGATCCAATTGCTGACGGTGCACAAACTGGTATTAATCTTGTAACTAGAATTGCTGTAACTTTAAGTAATTATGGAGTACAAGTTTATAATGGTCAAGCTAAATTGCTGGCAAAAAATGAAAATGTTATTGCAGATGACCCTTATGCGATTCCGATAAAGCAAGGCAATGACATCAGCTGGTACACCTTACTAAATCAGCATCCTGGACAATATAAGGCCGGGTATAGTCAAATATATCTTAAACAACCGATGGGCAATGAGGTTATCGGAACCATTGCTATTAATCCAGCAGATGACTCTGTATTGACAATAAATTGGGACAGTGACACTTACCCTAGTAATACAGACTTAGATCCAACTGGTCCTCGAAGCTCAAGTCCAGGTACCTTCGATGCTATTGTTAATCCGTTAACTTTTAATCCCAAAGGGCAAGACGGCCTCGGGTCTGTAGTAGCTGGCGCTCGATACCTAATAGTAGAAAACATCGGCGATATAGACAATGAAGACGGCCCAGATGCATGGAAATCTACTAATGATGTCGACTTTGTAGCAAAAGAAAATGACATTATACAATGGGACGGCACACAGTGGCAGGTTATTTTTGAAGCCGCTCAGAGTGAAGACACCTTAGTCTATCAAACAAATATATACACTGGAGTTCAGTATAAGTGGGATGGAATTAGCTGGACTAAATCGTTTGAAGGCGAATATGAAGAGGGTTCATGGAGACTAAGACTATAACAGAAATTGTCTGTAGTGGCGCATTAATTTACGCCAAAAAAAGTCACAGGTTTTTACTCTTACAAAAA